CCGTGAACCACTTGGTGGTCCCGTGGACGATGTCCGGGATGACCGAGTGGCCGAGCAGGAAGTCGTACAGCCAGGAGAAACTGTCGGCGATCCCCTTGGTCAGCCACTTCACTGCGTCGATGCCTGGCTGGAGGGCCTTGCGCAGGCCCTCCATGGTCTTCACGACGGCGCCGATCGCGGGGATGACGAGCTTGAGGATGATGAACGTCGCCAGACGGATCATCAGCAGGGTCAGCGTGGTCAGCGGACCGATCAGCGGGACGATCGCTGGGAGGAGCTGGGTGATGAACTGCACGGACAGCAGCAGCAGTTGCGGCAGCAGCGGGGCGAGCGCGGTCAGGATCTGACCGATCGAATTGGCCAGCTGCGTCACGAACGGGATGAGCTGCGGGATGACCGGCAGGAGCGCCGTCAGGATGTCGAGGAAGGCTTTGGCGTACTGCTTGGCGAGCTGGGCGATGATGTCCGCCAGGCCCTTGATGATGGGCAGCAGGACCGGGCCGAGCATCTGCGCGATCTGGCCGATGACCGGGGCCAGGGCGGTGAACACCGTGGTCAGGGTGGACAGGATCGGGGTGATCGCCGGAAGGAGCGCGCCGATCAGCTGCCCGAGCGGCGGCAGCAGCGGTGCGATCGCCACCACCAGCGCGGCAACTGCCTTCGCCGCCTGGACCAGGACCGGTCCCAGAGCCTGCGCGATCGGCTGTAGCGCCTGCCCCAGCGCCCGGATCACCTGACCGACGACCGGCCCAAGAAGCTGCGTGATCTGGGTGACCGCGGGCGCCAGCGCAGCCAGCACCGGAAGCACGGCTTGGATGGCCTGCCCGAGCGCGCCCGCCAGGAGCTTGGCGACTGCGTTCAACGCGGTGAAGATCTGCGTGAGGGCCTTTTGCACCTCGGGCATGTTGATGACGCGGCGGATCTCGGCGAGGGCGGCGCCGATCGTCCCGAAGAAATCCCCGCCGGCCGCGCCGGCGGCCTTGAAGATCCCGGAGAAGATGCCGCCGATGTTCCCGAGGACCTTCCCGAACTGGATGGCCACATCGAGGGCCGTGTTGATGGCGTCCTCGAGGCCGCCGGACTTGAAGGCCTTGGCGAGCTTGCCCATCACCTTGTCGACGATCCCGGCGGCGCCGGAGGTGATCCGGTCGAATGCGGGCTGCGCCGCAACCGTGAGCTGCCCGAAGCCGGTGACCAGTTGTCCGGGCACTCGGGCCAGGTTGTGGACCGAGGTCCGCACCCCGTCAAAGATCTTCTTGAGGATGCCGGTCCGCTGTAGGTTCGCGACCGCGGACAGGGCGTTCTTCCCGACCAGGTTGAGCTCGCCCGCGGTGCCGACCAGGCCGGTGCGGACGGTGGGCAGGACCTGCGTGCCGACCTGTCGGAGGCGGGTGCCGATCCCGGCGAACAGGCGGTCCTGGACGTCGAGTTTCATGTCCCGCCACGCCGGCGCCATGGCCTGGAGGTCGGCGACGAAGGCGCGCGCGTTCGGGGACAGTTTCGCCAGCGCGGTGCCCAGCTTCGTCGCCTGGGAGGAGGCGGCGCGCTGTGCGTCAGCAAGAGAGCGGACGGCGTCGGCGACGTTCTGCTGCGCGTCGCGGATCTGCCGCTGCCCCTGTACCTGGGCCTTGATGACGTTGGCCTGTGCCTGCGCGAGGGCCTGCTGACGGTCGGTGACCTGCTGGTCGGCGTTGGCGACCTGCTGCTTGGCCTGCACCACGTTCTTGGCGCCCTCGACCCCGGCTTTGTTCGCAGCGGCGGTGTCCTTGGTGAGGCGCTGGGTGGCGATCTGCTGCTCCGACAGCGCTTGCACGGCCTGGTCCTTGGCCAGCAGCGCCTGCTGGATCTGCAACTGGGTGGAGGCCGGGTTGGATCGGACCCGGGCGAGGTCTTCTTCGGCCTGCTGCACGGCGAGGGTGGCCTGGCGCTCGGACAGGCGGGAGTCCGTGAGGCTGTTGTTCATGTCCTGCAAGTCGCGGACCGCCTGGCGGCGGGCGGCCGTCAGGTCGAGTTGGGCCTGCTTGGCGTCGCGCTGGGCCACGGTCAGGTCGCGTTCGGAGGTGGCGACCTGCTGCTCGGCCTGCTTCACCTGCTGCGCGGCCTGCACCTGCGCGTCCTTCAGGGACTGCTGGGCCTTGGCGAGGGAGCGCTGGGCGTTCTCCACCTGCTTGATCGCGGAGGCGGCTTTCGTGGCCTCTGACGGGACTGGATTGAACGCGGCCTTGATGGCGTCGCCGACACCTGACGTGCCGACCTTCAACGTGGCGAACACCCCGCCGAGCGCGGCCACGGCGGGTGCGGCGGTCGCCGCGAGCGGTCCGAGTTGGAGGAGGGCCTGGCCGAGGGAGGCGATGGTGGGTGCGGCGGTCGCCGCGATCGCAGTGAACTTGAGGACGGTGCCGGCGAGGGAGGCGATGCCGCTGCTGCCGCCGGACCCGGACGACCCGAGGGAGCCGAGCTGACCGGTCAGTGCGCCCAGGCCGAGGGCGTTGACGCGGACGTTGACGTTTCGGTCCCGGGTCAGCGCCGTGATGCGGGTGGCTGCGGCCCGGTCGTCGAGGTCGGCCTGGATCGTCATGGTGCGGCGGCGGGTGAGGTTGGCGAGGGAGGCGGCGCCGACGCGGGTGTCAACGTCGGCGTCGATGCGGACCTGCCGCCTGCGGATCAGGTTGTTGATTTCGTTGGCGCCGACGCGGGTGTCCACACTGGCGCGGATGGTGACGACCCGGTCCCGGGTGAGGCGGACCAGCTGCTGCTCGGCCTGCCGGTAGGCGGCCTCCTGGATCTTCGGGAGGATGTCGACGGTGTGCTGCCCCGACAGGGCGGACAGTTTGGCTCTGGCCGCGGAGTCGTCGACCTCCGCGATGACCTTGACCTTGCGGTCGGCGGTCAGCCGGGTGAGGCCCGCGACGGCAGCCTTGTCGTCGAGGTCGACCGTCACCTTGACCCTGCGGTCCTCGGTCAGACGGCGCAGGCTGGTCAGGGCCGCCTTGTCGTCCAGGTCGACGCGGACCTTCACGCCGATCGGCTTGGCCAGCTTCCTGGATATGGCGTTGCGGATCGTGTCCCCGGCGAGGTCGCCTGCGGCGCGGGCGGGTTCGCGGATCGCGGAGGGCAGCTCGATACGGAGCCGGTCGCCGAACTGGCTCATGTCCGGGATCAGGCTGACCCGGGTGGAGCCGACGAGCGTGGCGTCCGCCATGCCGCCCTCCCTCTCCTACTTCTTCCGTGCCTGGAGTTCGCGGATCCGGGCCATCCACTGGTCGATCTCCGCCTGCTGTGCTGCTCGGTCGACTGGCCCGTGCTGGGGGGCGAGGCGCTCGAGGACGGCCCGGTTGCGGGCGTTGCGCGCCTCGGCGAGCTGGTCGCGTTCCTCGTCGGCGGCGAGCTTGGGCGGCTCCACCGCCGTCATCTGCGGGGGGTCGCCCTTCAGGTGGGCCTTCCACAGGGTTTGCGCGATCAGCTGGAGGAGGTTGACGGTGGTCGCGGCCAGGTAGGTCTGTTGCGACCACCGGTATCCGTCCCGGTCGCCGGTGGCGGCGGCCTTGGTGGCGGAGTCCTCGGGGAGGGCGTTGACGAGGTCGCGGAGTTCGGCCCAGGTCATCGTTCCCTCCCCCCACGAGTGGGCCCAGAATTCCTCTAGGCGGCGGCCGGGGTAGTAGCGCTGGAGGTCGGCGCGGACGGCTCCTGCGTGCTCGTCGAGGAGCTGGAGGAGCCAGCGCCTTCCCCCTCGTCGGTGCCCGCCTCCTTGCCGAGTTCGTCGATGAGTTCCTTCAGCTCGCCCACCGTCAACCCGGCCACGGAGACGAGTTCGTCGAAGGCCTCCGGCGGGGAGGCGACCTTGCGCAGGACTTCGATCTGGGCGCTGTTGCCGCCGGCGTCGTCGACGCTGCGGACGACGTCGACGGGCCAGTAGTCCTGGGTGAGGAAGGAGCAGGTGCGCTCCACCGGCAGGGCGAGCGGGTCGCCGGAGGGGATCTCGTAGACGACGTCGACGTACTTGATGCCTGCGGCCTGGGCGACCTGGGCGCGCATCTGCTGGAGGCGGATGACCTTGCGGTTGGGCTTGGACACGGCGGGTTCTTCTTCCTTGGGCAGGGGCTTGGGCGGGGACTGGTTCAGGTGGCCTGCTGTGCCGCCCCCGCCCAGGGATGTGAGCTCAGCAGGCCACCAGCCTGGGGTTAGGTGAGGGTGACGTTGGTGAGGAACCGCTGGACGGCCTGGCCGCCGGACGGGGCGGCGAGCGGCTTGAACGTCAGCTCGAAGGAGCTGGCGTCGGACGCGCTGCGCTTGCGGTTGGCGCGGTCGGAGACGTCCGCGCGGGCGATCATGATGCGTTCGATCTCGTCGTCCTCGATGATGTCGATGCCCAGCGCCGTCTCGATGCTGGGGCTGGCCTGGCCGGTGCCGAAGCTGAGGAACTGGGGGACGGCGGGCGGGCCGGTGACGGCGGGAGTGCTGGTCATGTCGGCGGCCTGCACGGCGTAGTACAGCTGGAGGAGTTCCGCGGTCGTCTCCAAAAATGTGATCTTGAAGGTGGAGTCGCGGTTCTTCACCCGGGTCTTGACCGCCGCCTCCTCACCCCAGGCCTGGATCTCGGTGCGGTCCTCGTTGAGGGCCTCCTCGAGGCCGTCGGTGTGCATGTAGCCGAGGTCGACCCAGCCGAGGCCCCAGGCGGTGACGGGGTCGGTGGGGAAGCTGGTGCCGACGTCCGCGACGTAGGCGCGGCCCTTGACGCCAATCTTGATGTTGTCTGCGTTGCCCACGACGGGCCTCCTAGCTTGGGGTTCGGGGTGGGCGCACGCTCATCCCCAGGGTCATGCCGACCCGTCGGACACCCGTGTTGGGTTCCTCCGGGCGGTCTTGCGGGCCGGTCTCCTCGCTGGTGCCGGTGACGCGTCCGTCGGCGGTTGCTTGGCCGGGCAGCAGCTCCCACTCGCTGCGCACCCGCAAGGCCAGCCGCATCGCGGCGCCGAGGGCGGGCTTCATGGGCGCGTAGCAGTCGATGGAGAAGCGGGGCTGGTCCCTGGCAGATGGATCGGACCAGCCCCGCAGATCTGCGGTGCCGCCGATGCGCAGGACCCGAACGATGCCGCCATGCGCTGCGAGGGTCTGGTTGAACTCCTCGCCTTCCGGTAGTTCCGCCACGACGAGGGCGGCGCTGCCGAGCGCGGCGGCGAGCAGGTCGATGGCGACCTGCTTTCCGTCGGGGAGCTGGACCGGCGTGGACACGGCGTATCGCCTACTTGGCCCTGTTCGAGGACGCCTTGGCAGGCGTTGCGGGGGCGGCGGCCGGCTCGTCGGCCTTCACCGGCTCCGCCGCCGGCTCCGGCGTCTGGTCTGCCATGTCGGCGGGCTTGTCCTGTGTGTCCTCCACGGGGACGCCGAAGCCGCGCCACATCGGCAGTTCGTCGCGGCGGACCTGCACACGGTCGCCGGGCACCTTGCCCTTGTGCCAGAACGTCAGCTCCACGGTGACCTGGTCTGCCGGGTTCTCAGCCATGGCGGTACTCCTTCGTCAGTGATCGCATCAGTGGTCTCCGCCTGCGGCGTCGAGTGCGGTCGACAGGGTGTAGTGCGGTGGGTGGATGGAGCGGCCGTTGCGGTCGGTCTGCCGGGTGCCGTGCTCCACGTAGATCGCGTAGGGTACGTTCGCCTCG